AATGTCGCCAGCGAACTTAGTTCCATCAGTGCGAATTGACTCTATGGCGGTGTTGATAGCCGCTACCACAGTGCCATTGAGGTATGTCTCAAGACCGTCGATGAAGGCATTAACATCACCCACAACCACATCAGCGAAATTATCATTGATATGTGTTTTGAAGTCGCTTGCGATTGAATCAATTTTAGATGGGATTTCGCGCGCCAAGGTGTTTGTGAAGATACTGGTGTTGGCAGAGAAATCTGTGACTGTGATATCTGCAACTGCGGACTTGTCAGAGATAGGTGTGATTTCTACGCCGGACACGAATATTGCCGCGTTAGCAGACATAGAAGAGTGTGCTGTACAGTAATAGAACAGAGTTTCTGCGGCGTCTGAAGGCACTACAAAAGTGACCGTAGCCCCTGCGGAACCCGCTGTACCTGAACTTGTTACACCCGAGGTATACTCTGTCGAACCCGCTGCGTCAGCGGCGGTGGCAAAGCCCATTGTGTGTGTTGCGTTTGTAGCGTCAGACACATCAAAAATGTATGTGTTTCCGCGAACTAAAAATAGATTGGGGGTCTTAGCACCGTCGATTTGGTAACGGTTACCTTCAGCGTAAGCCCCAACAGTGACATCGTAATTAACCGTAGCCATTAGGTAGTTTCCTCTGCATAAAATGTTTCTAAAATGGTGTCCCCAAATGCCTCTAGGGTTCTTTCACCGACTTGGACTTGACCGTGCCAATCGATATTTTCTGAGTCTTTGTGTCTAATTTTCCACCACGCTTCGGACCCAAAGGGGACACGTCCGTAGGAGATCGCGCGGACAACGTACATCATGTCATCATCTGCAAGAGACGAATCCATTACAGTAGAAGCCGCTCCAACGAGTTTCTCTACCAGTTCGTCGTAGCCAGAGACCTTGGCTTCATCGTCCATAATCTCTAGTGCCTTAACAACTACGATCACGTCGCGTGTTGTTGGACTGTCGAGCATACCGGATAGCGTTGTCAGGGCCTTTACGGCTGTAGATTGCTTTAGGTTCCAGTATGCGAGTGTTTTATCTGCCATTTTAAATCAAACTCCCAATCAGGCGTTGCGCGTACTGAGAAGAGTCGTACAAGTTGGAAATTTCCCCTGCCTTCTGTACCGCGATGTTTTCGCTTAGTTGTGCCGAATCCCGTGCCGCTTCGGCCTCATCTCGGAATTGCTCTGTTTCGTTTCGATACCCAAGAGTGGTGACCATGTACCCCTGAGTGGTGTCCCGAGCGACAATTGCCGCGTCTAGGTCTGCTTGGATGCCATCCTCGGACTCGCTAAGAATTGCGTTGAAGTATGACAGGCTCAAAGCATCTGAGGGGTCTACCGGATCTGCTACGTTTGATACTCGGGTGTTACTTGCATCCACCGGCCCTGTATGGGATCCGGTAGTGTTGCCCGTAAGATTTCCTACTACGTCTCCGACTAAATTACCGCTGACATTACCTACTAGGTCGCCCGTCACATTTCCGGTCAGATCGCCGGCGAACGTAGCGGTGACATCGGTTGCCGTTAGGCTGGTAGCAGTCACTGCACCGAATGTAGAAGTCCCTGTGGATGTGACGTCCCCTGTTAGGTCGCCTGTTACAGATCCAACAAAGTTTGCGTCTGTGCCGTCTGTGCCATTTTCAAGTACTTTGGCTAGGCCATCAGAGGAATAAATGTCACCAGTAAAGTCGCCTACAACGTTACCTGTTATGCTACCCTGTAAGTCACCTACAAACCCTGTAGTAGCGGTTATTGTAGTACCTGTTACATTTGCGGGAGTGACAGAACCGACTATACCATCGAACGCCGAAGCACTAATTGATCCTGTAAGGAATATATCACGGAAGGCTTTGTCTGTCGAGCCTAAATCTACTGTACCCGTTATTTGTGGAGACCAAGTAGACTGCGGAGACACGGAGGCAATTTCGTGCCAAATAGCCGATCCGACTGTTTGATCCATGCAAACAAATACACGATTTGTAGCGTTGTTTAGCCAGATGGATCCTCGGGAATACCCCGAGTTTGCGTCGTCTAATTCTGTCGGATTAATTACAGTGTCTACATTATTAAGACCGCCTACACCACCGTTAACTGCGGGCAGGTAACCATTAATAGACGTGGTAAGTTCGATCTTTGGGCCGCTGCCCACAGACCCGTCGTGTGTGTGTCCCTGATCACCAGAAAAGGCTAGTTGGACTTGGTTTAATTCTGCGTTAATTGGTGGCGCTGTAATATTCTCGCCATTAACAATATCCGCTACGGACTGTCGTGTATATCCCGCCATTTATCGTCTCCCTGCTACAGAGAATTCAAAAACAATTCCCTGAATACTGTGTGGAAAGTTTTCACCTATGGTCACATAGGTAACTTTCGTCGCGTAGCCGGACCCCTGAACATCCGTGACCATGATGGGTTTTTCATTACCGCCGTATTTTACGTTAGTTCCGCCGTAAACAATGTTACGTCCGTTAAAGATAACGGGAGCGCCCTCACTGGACTGTGCGTATGAGGGGGGCTTCGCGGTGGATGTGTCGTTCCAATCGTACTGGACTGAGACGTTCATCGTGAGTGGGCCTTCTGACCGCACAAACGTGTTAATTTTACGAAGTATTTTACGGACTTCTGTGTCGCCAAAATCGTAGTAAGGAGTGGAGTATATACCTAGAATTCCGTTACCATCGAAAGTGTTCCCGACTTCTTGTCGATAAACTATTCCGTTGTAATCCCCGTGGAGAACAAACTCGCTCCGACCAATATATCCGGACGTTGCACAGGATGAGCGTATCCCTAAAAGTTCTCCAAACTCCCAACCCAGTTTTTGGTCAGATGTACGCAACCCACCAATGATACCCATGCTGTCTAGTTGCTGTAAGGTGTCATCGCCTACAAAATACCGTAGTTGCGATTTAGTCCTAATAACGACGCCCGTAAGAAGTTTGTCTAGATCGTAGTCTACTGGGAGATCTACAAGAATAGATTGGATAGACTTAGAAATAGTCTCCAATTCTACATCACCGATTTTTGCAGTTCCGGCCACCGGACGTATGCCATCAGGTGCTAGAAAGACTAGATCACCACCAATTTCTAGAACTGAGTTTGCGGCAATACAACCAACATTCGACGTGACCTGATCCAGTACGAATCCTGCCGTCAGTTCTGCCGATACTCGCTTAATAGCGTTGCTACCGAACACAAACAAATTGTCTCTGAATGGCTTAAACTGTACCACGTCGAAACCAACATTGAGTTGTCCTGCGCCCGCCGCCGCATTCCAGTTGTACGGGTCTTCTGGGGCAGAGTGTACAATTACAGCCTGAGACCCCACGTCGCCCCCGACAAACAGGTGATTTTCAAATACGTCAACTAGGCTAGGTCTAGAAACGATTTGGTCACCGCCGGCACTTTCGGCAGTACCCGTGCCGCCTACAGTAATTTCAGCCCAATCTGTTCCGTCGAATACAAGCGCAGGATTAACCCCATCTACAAATGCGATTTTATTCCCGTCACCGAAGTTAAATGACACAAACCGGATAGTCTCTACAGTACGAAATACGCCGTCTGTGGTTGCCCGTGTAGGTGCGGTTGTGTACTTTACCCACCCTACGAGTTCTAGGTATCGGTATATAGAATATGTGTCAGCGCCGGCGTCTTTGCGGGCTGATATGATGATTGATTTATCAAAGTTATCGTCTCTAAATACAGCAACGCAGAGTACTTTCCCCTCTGCATCATCACCACCTACTTCTGGATAATCGGCATCTAAACGTTCGTATCCGTTTATACGACGGTATCCGCCATACAAACTCACCTCATAATTAACTAGGCGGGTTGCAGAACCTGGGAGGTTCTCCGCTAAGTCGAGGTGATTTTCATTAGAGTTTAATCCACCTTGAGAAATAACTTTGTAGGACTCAATGCGATCTGCCATTAGTAGGCTTTCCGTGTATCGGAGATATATTCGTAATTGTTAATGTACAGCGTCTGTAAATTCTTTAGACCCTGATCAAATATCATTTTAGCAATCTGCGCTGCCTCAACGTTATCTTTGAACATGTACATGTGCATCAGAGCGCCATCTACGACGACACTAGTAAAAGAAGAGGGTATGCGAGTTTCGTCGTTATACGCATTCAAATCTGCGTAATTAAGAAAGTATCTAAAGCGGATCAGGTATGCTTTGCTAGGAGACGGGGAGACCCCAAAACCGCTGCCGTGTGTAGGGAAAACAAAGATGGGTTTTCCTCGGCCCGCAGTGCCTGCGCTGTTATCATCGTCACGGTACTTTTTGTAGTACTCATCACGGTCAATATAAGTAAGTTTTTTATAATCGTTAGTGCCATCACCGTTATTCTCAATAACTTGAAATGACTCGTAATCGACTACTTTAAAGAATTCTGGCCAATCATAATCGACACGTCCTATTACCAATGTCTCGGAGTGTTCTGCGGCGTTGAACGGCCACTCGAACTCACTCTGGCCAATCGAAGCAATAGAAGCCTTTACAGCGTCTTTAACTAAAGCCTGAACACCCCTAGCACCTTCGAACCCCGAAGCGGACAGTTCAACTTCATTCAACCGGCGTAACACCTGATTGCATAGATCTAGAAAGGTAGCGGGCATGAAAGTATCCTAAAACTAAGAGGGGGGCCAGCCGAAGCCAGCCCCGCTTTTGTACGATTTAGGCAACGTTGTAAGACGCAACCATCAAAGACTCGGGGCGCAGAATCTTGCGACCGAAGAGGTTGAGACCACGAACAACGTCTGCAAAGGTATCCGGTGAACGGAATGCTTCCGTTTTGGAGATTTGCTGTGCTGTTGCACATGCTGCCATGTGACCGCCCAAGACCATGCCCATGTTAGTTGTGCTACCATCGGCGTCTGTTGTGCCTGCACCTGTACCGAGGTACGGCAGGTTGTTAGACTTGTAGAGTTTGAAGCCACGGATGAGGCCTGCAACTACACGACCATTACGAAGAATGTCGCCAGCGTCTTGATTTCCAGCGTAATCATTAGAAATCAGTTTGCTGTTTTCGTCTTGCAACAGTTCGTAAAACACTGGATCTGCTACAAAATAACGATCCTCTGTAGGTACGTTTGCTTGATCCATGCGACGTGCCATGCGGTTAAGCAAAGCCAATGGAGACACAACGCCTGTACCACCGCCAGCGGCGAGAGGAATGGAGTTATCATCAGTACCACCGAAGTCGCCGGCATGAAGTTTGTTGCCTGCAAGCAACTCATCTGCGTCGGCAGCGGCGTCTGCTTTGTCACCAGCCGGAGCGGTGCGCGCAACCCATGCGGAACCATTCCACTCATGGCCTGTCATGTAACCCAATACGTTCTTGTCGAACGCATCTTTCAGATTATATGCAGCATTATCAGTGGCTAAGTCGATAAAATTGACGTGTGAGTGTTTTGACTCAATGTCATCGACTTGGAATTGAAACGCATTGGCTTCAGAGACGATGAGAGAAAAGTCTTCATCTACAAGATTTTGCGAACTCATTGCTGTGCCGCGCTTATAGTCCACCACGTCTACCGTTGGCTCTTTGACGATGCGCACTGAATCGCCCATGTTACTGATTTCGCCCATATAATCCGTATTTGTGATCGCTTCACAGATGGATTCCTTGCGAAGAGCAAGTTGGACTTTTTTGGAATAAATTACGGCCGAAAACGAGCCATTTGGCAAGTTGCCGTAACCGGATGCTTTTGGAAATGCCATATTAAGTTCTCCTTCAATGGCGTTGACAAGGACCGCAGGAATTGCGGTTTTGCTAAAACCAGAAGGCGACGAATTAAGGGCAGTAGTTCAAAGGGGTGCTATGACACTCAGTAAAATAGGATACGCCCATTTTTCATGTGTAGTCACAGGGCCGATTGACTCTGGTAAACTTATTGTCAAATCTTCTGTGGGGTGAGTAAGATTGTTGGGGGTAGGCTAATGCGGCCTCAACATCTCAAGGTCCAGAGGACCATAGAAACCATTAGAAAATAGGTACTATAGGAGTAATTATAACACGCAACTAATGGTTTCTACAATAGGCAATTATCGTGCTGCGCCGGACAGATCATATGTGAACTGGCCTTTACGCATTGCGTCCATAATTGCATCTTCGTTTTTCTCATATTCCGCGTCTGTCATATTAGACACAACGCTCTCTGAGAATTTTGCACGTCCCCCGCTAGGTGCGGAAGTAGAAGTTCTTCCTACAGATTGTGCAGCGGAAGTAGGGGATGCCTTCTTAGTCGTTATCCCTTTGTCTTGCTTAAAGAGATCGATCGCACGGGAAGCCGCGCGGGCATCTGTACTATTTTTGTATAAGGCGTCCTGAACCCAAGAAGGTTGCTCAGACACCCAATCGTGAAACTCTTTTGATGAACGAATACGATCAAAGTCTGGGTGCATGCCCTTTAGTTCGTTTTCGGCTTTTTCCCTATGAATTTGATACTCAAGTTTCTCCAATTTCTGGATCTTCTTTTCACCTATTTCGAGCGCCTCATTGGCGCGCTTACGGGCAATTGTATCAATAATTTTACTGACTTCGGGGTATCGATTACTCCATTCATCAATCTCCGCGTCTGTTTTTGGGAAGCGGATTTGTTGTTTGGTAGCGGATTCTAGTTGATCCTTTAGGCGATCAATCTCTTCGTCTTTCTGAGACTGAAGGCCTTGCATATGCCGGCGAAGATCTCCGTATCGTTTTTTAAAGGAAGTCTCTTCAGTGTCATTTGCCACGGGGATTTGCGGAGCCTGTCCTTGAGTTTGATTTAGTTCTTGCTCAAGACTTTCCGTTTGGTTGCTACTATATTTAGCCATTTTAAGTGTTCTCATATGTTTTCGGGGGCCGCGCAGGGTGGCCCAAAAACTCCCTACTTAGGGTTTTGGAAAATCAGTAAAACCTGTTCATCCCCGACTGTGTATTGACCGCTCTCTTCGGTTGGGTATGCCTCAACACCTTCTGAATCCTCTGCCGAAAGAGGATATTCTTCTTCGACTACTTCGACGGTAGGTTCGTCAACGTCTTGACCGTCTCCGCGATCTTCGTCTGCGCTTCCATAGTCGTCTTTGTCCATTCCAGAACAATATTCGCAGTCTGTTTTACCACATCCGCATACTGTTCCATCATCAGGTCCGTTTTCATCTTGTACTCCTTTTATTTGGCCTACAGAGGCCATTGCCATTAGGCCAACTCGGGCCTCGTTATACATGCCCATAATGTGCTTGAGGCCATGCCATGTGACGACATCTGCGGGCAGAACAAACTCCCCTTCAGATAGAGCCGCCGGTATATCGTCCCGTACATTCTGCGCGGTAGAACCAACGGGAATAGGGTTACCTGAAACAGGGTCGTAACCAATCACCCCAGATGGAGCCATCATGCCTGCGGATGCCATCCCACCGTGGCTCATGCTGAGAAGATCTAGGCCGTTGCCTTTAACCTCTTCGGTGTCGGGCAATTTTGCAGTTTTAGGATTTTCTTGATCATCCATTTCAGGAAGACGGCTAGTACGCGCTGAATCAATTCGCTTTCGCTCTTGGGGGGTACTAATAATTTCATTTGTTTCGTCGTACAAATCACGACGAGTTGCCGTAACTTTTGCCGCATCAAAATCTCGGTCACCCGCAACTTTACGGGTTTCTTCTACAGACATTTTTTGGGCGGTTGCCGCCTCTTTTTTTTCTTCTTTACTGCGCAACTTCGAAAGTGCGCCACCGGCTGAAAATTGTGCCACTTCGTAAGGCTCCTTGTCATTATCCACGCTGTAGTCAATGCTAATGTTGTGGGAAAAGTCCGTGTCATATACCGGCTCTTGGTCCCCGTACCCGCGGTAAAAAGTATGCTTCCCAATAACTTTTGGGTCTGGGCCAGAAAACTGTGTGCCACGGGATTTGGTAATCTTAGAGTTTTGAAAAAAGGTACGGCCGTCCGTAGGATCTTCGCCCAATTGTATGTAGTCGGCAAACTCGTTTAGTCCCCTTTGGAGATCGTCCTCTGGAACTGGAATTTTGTCTGCGCTTGCGTACTTCTGCACCGGCTCAAATTCATCGTTCAGTACTTCTTGGATTGTATTGCCAAAACGATCTGAGGCTAGACGATTAAGTATAACGCCTCTAACAGCGTCACGGCCTGCGGTCCCCTCTGTATTCGCTTCACCCCAAACTACTCGCTCAATGCGCTCAAGATCTTTTCCAGATATTACTGTCTTGGGTCTCGCTTTTGGTCGCGGTGAAGTATCCATGTTAGGCTTTTTTCCATGTATGTATTGGGGGTAGGCCAATCTCGAAACTGTCTGCGTCTCGGAGTACGCACAACAGGTCGCTGGCAATAGAATAGCGAGGCTTGTCAGTATCGCTAACGCCGGTTCTATGGGCTGTTTTAGATGGGAATATGAGTAAATCGTCGTCGGTCACATCAAGAGGTATCTCTGCCATTGTGTGCGAGGCACCCGTTTTAATAATCCCTTTATCGTAGTACTCATGCCTAAACATACCCTCTACAATTTCGTTTTGATGATTATCCGTAGCCAAGCAAAACGCCCCTGAGTTAGTTGGGACTTTTGGGTAATACACCACGCTAAAGTGTGATTGTTCGTGGCGGTGATAATCAATCTGTCGTCCCTTAGTCTGTCGGGATGCCCAGGATCTAGTGTAGTAGTAATCGAACGTCTGAGTGTTGATATTAAGTTGATCTATGTATCTACGAACATGGTCCCCAATAAGACCAAACAGGCGCTGGTATACGGGGTGATTATGCAACTCATGGAAACCATGCACGTCGCCTGTCCAAGTGCTAGTCTCGTTAGTTTCATCCTTGGACGACACAGAAGCATCAATGCTTTCTACAATCTGTTCTCGCTCAGTTTCCGATAAACCGGCTTTTGCGGAATAAACAGACAGAGGCATGAAGTGTAAGAGGTTACTCTGAGCCATTTTCGGACCCCTCAATAACTTCTTCTCTGAGGTGTAGTAGCCTGCGCAATTCAGAAATTGCACCTTGTATCTCACTAATACGCCCCGCATCTTTCGTCTTTTCTAGATTATTGCGGTGGTCTTCTATCTTATCTGATACTACTCCCAGAAAAGACGAATATACTTCCGTACTATTTACGAAAATTAGCGCCTTACGGGCCTGTGATTTTAACATGTATTAGCCTTGTGGTGGTTGCTCTGGTTGACCCCCGTTTGCTCCCCCACCCGCTCCCGAGAAACCCGCTGCACTAGGTTCTGGGGCGGCTCCTGCCGCTATAACACCGCCACCATTACCCGTCGGGTCTTGTGGATTTGGTGCGCCCCCCTGTGGGGCCGGCTGCGGTGCCTCTTGTGGCATTGCTGCGGCAAACTGTGCCATCATCTTAGCCTGTAACGCCGCTTCTCTCGGATCGTTTAATATTTTTTCTTCGTCAAGGTCCATTGACGTTGCGATCTCTCGGAGAATGTAATCAAATTTTACAAATGGTGCCATAACTGGATTGGCGGACATCTGCATGAATTGTAAGAGCCGCTGAGAGCGAACTTCATTACGCATCAGGCTTTCTGTACCCTTTGAAACAACCTCTAGGTCGCCGTTTGTATCAGGGTCGAAACGGAATTGCATATTAAAGGCAAACATGGATCTTCCGAGCGGGCCTAACATGTAATCGTCAATATTTTTGACAACAGATTTAATACTTTGTGCCGCAGCCCCCATGAGCATACTCATTCCTGACGCGGTACGTCCCGTAGACATAATACCGGTCTGTCCGTGAGAGTAAGACGGCATACCTGTGCTTTCATCCGCAAGTTGGCGCGACTTATCAAACATCATAAGCAATTCTTGGCTAACGTTCTGAAACTTAGTCGAAAAAATGCTCTGTCCTGGGGCACCCGCCTGTCTCCGGAACACTTTTCCTGGGTACACATCCATTGATTGTCCTGGGACCAAATTGGTTTCATCAATTTCAATAAGCAGGTTGCCGGACAGGGCAGCATTGTCCACCGCCATCCTCATAAACCCGTTACATAGCAACTGGGTATCGTGCATATTCTCTGCAATACCAACCCCAAAGAATGAATACGGGTTAGCCTCATAAGGCGCTGCGTGATACGGGATACGGGCGGGAACAAAGGGGTTTATTACAAGACGTAAGGTTTGGCCATTACAGATCCAAGCATTCACTTGAACCTCTCCATTTTCACTCAAGTTTTCAGGGAGATCTAGACCGGCCTCTTCGGCAATCTCAGGGTCCATGTATCCCCAGAATTCAAGCACTTCAAAACGCTCGGTATCGCCACGGGATGCACTGTCTTCCAGTACATTCTCCCAATATTCTTCTTGGTAGTTTGGTCCGTACTCAATTGCTATATCGATAGACTCTTCTCGGAACATTGGACGGCGTTTAAGGCCGCGCAGTTGGCTGCGGGACATGCGATGACGATGCACGACATAGTCTGCTTCGCTCATAGAACGGGCTTCCGGATCAGGGTAGAAGTCCCATACGGAGCAATGCTCTACTTTTGCTATAGTCTCGAATAGAGGGTCGTATTCACCTTCTGCGTTCCACCGCGGATACTCTTTGTTGTGCGCAAACGGACCCTTGATGATCCCCGTTCCAAAAAGAGCCATCTCGAAAGCCATAGAGCGTAGATGCTTACTTGCTTCGCTCTCTTCTAGTTGGTCGTGGATGCGCTTTTCCATTTTTTGCGCAGCCAATTTGGCAGGCTCAAAGGTAATATCGCCTTGGTTCTTGCCTACGCCTTCTTTCACCTCATCAGCATACTCTGATAGGGCCGCTTGGTAGGGTCCAAGAAGTTCTTTCCTAGATACGGTGGTAGAGCGTTTCTTTTCCGGAGCGCCTTCCTTGGGGGTGCCAGCAATGTGGATAGCATCTGCAACACTGTTAGGAATTGTAGTTGCCTCAACACCTATTGGAAACTTCCCGCCAGCAAACAAAACGTCAGTCATTTGGGCATATGCTGCCAAAACCTTAGTCTTGGTGATTTTAACAAAAGCCTTAGACTTTTCCTTTTCGGTGAATTGCACCTCGGGTCCGTATATACCGCGATAGTTGCGGTAGTTCATTAACCAGCGGTCTTCGTCTTCTGACCTAGCAGTTTTAGACCGCGTAAAGCGGCTCTCTACCCAAGATACTAACTCAGACAGTTCACGGTTTTCTTGGTCTACGTTACTTCCCTCTTCTGCGTACAGAATTGGATCGTCCGTGGAATCAAGATTTAGTTCTTCTGGTCTAGGTACTAGGGCCATGTATTAATATCCGAATACTGAGTCTGAGGGTGTCCAACTTTGTGTAGTTGTTCCAAATTCCTCAAAGATTGATTTAGAGCGAGGCCGCGACATTACTGCGTATCTAACGGAGTCGTATGTGTGATCGCTTTGGTATCTTGGATCGATGTCGTCCGTACCTTTGGGATCAGATGGAATTGTGGGTAGATCTGAGATTATCTGCCGGCAATTGTTGAAAAATACCAAACCAGCCTTGCCACTATCTTCATCTATTTTTAATACTTCATGTAGCCTATTTTTTCCGGCCACCCGCGCTCCTGCGGATCTATCGGAAGGTCGCCATCGACAACCCATAGAAACCATTTCTTCTGCAATAGATGGGCCTATCTGACCTCGGTTATGCCAACAAGATGAATCTAATATTCCGTAGGCTATATCGTCACCTACTTCGGCTTGCATTACCGCTTTTGCTAAGTCTCTACCAGTGTGCTTAGTTAAGTACAACTCCCTATAGCATATCAAAGTTTCATACGCGGGGTCAATAGCGAACCAATGAACAGCCGAGTAACTAGAGTACCCATAGTCACAACTCCTAAAACGCCTCCACTCAGGGGGTATATCAAAGGGTTCTATGACGTGGTCTTTTTCCCTAAACTCAGAGAATGCTGCACCTTCAGCGATTGACCAATCACCTTCAAGAAGTTGTCGGCGTTGCATCTCTGGTAGGGATAGTAGGTTCGCTTCGTACTGCCCGTCTTTCGCTAAATAGGGGTTATCATGCAGGCTGGCAGGAATAAATCTACGATGAAATAGAGGCTGTCCTGCTTTTGGGCTACCCTCTGGATATACCATAGGAAGACCTGTTTCTAGGTCAGTTGCTGCGAATGCTTGGTTAGCGGGAGCGGGTTCAATAAACATGCGCCGAACCCATTGATGGCCTGGGCCACCCGGATTTGTCGTCGCGCGAATGAACGTTGGAAGCGTAGGATCCGTGGTTCTCAAGCGACTCCGCATATAATCTAGGGCGAAACTTGTGGGGTGTTGCGTCAACTCATCGAAGGCAATGTAAG